CTCGTTAGTGGTGAGTCCTCTCAGGAATGAGGGGAAATAAAAAAGGCCCACCGAGGTGGGCCCTGATGCGGATGCCATTCCGCTGCGTTGGCGTTTGTATAAGGCATGAGCCGAATAAGTGATGTATTCGGCTCACAAAATGATTCGAATGTTTTGCGGGCATATAAAAACCCGCGCGGCGGCGGGTTTGTTAACGGTGAACATACAATGCCCATCGTTGGAAAAATCCTAACCAACTTTTCCGGATTTTGCAAGCATTGCGTCCCGATAATTCACAAAAATGCTTCTATCTTGTGACTTTACGCAAAAGTCTCTCGGCGTAGGCCTCTTCCTGCCAGCACTTTGTAACCAACTTATCAATGACGTCGGCATAGCCGCTATACCACTGGTACTTGGTGAGATCTGGTACTAACTGTTCAATAACCGCGCGGGCAAGGCTGGTGGGAACGCGGCTGAAGCGGTGGCCATTACAGCGACCGCAGACCTTTTGCACGGGCACGCCCAGCAGTTTGGTACGTTTTTCATCGAGCACGGTACCTTTACCTTTACAGCCACGGCAGGCGGTGCTGACCTCCCCTTTCCCGTTGCAATAGTCGCATTTAACCTTCTCGATAATTTTAACCTCTGTCCAACGCTCCCAATCCGATGGACGAACGGCGCGGGATTTGCTGGCCCAGTAAGGCGCTTTTCCCCAGGGGTAGGTAACTTTTCGCGTCACACTCTCAATGGAGATCTGTCCCGCTCCTTCACATTGAGGGCAAGTCGATTTACTTGCCGCCGAACGTGAATAATCGGCAAAGGCAAACCTGACCAGACAACTAACGATCTCACGCCGCTTTGTCTCGCTTAGCTTATTCAATACCGGATTTTTTAATGCCAGCGCGTAATTCATCAGCCCTTCGATTGCTGGCTGTGGATCCTGAATGCCCATCTTCGCCAGGAAGAGGTTAAACCCTAACGGAGCCTCGGCCTGCACCATGCCCTGGGCAGCCATAACATCGGTAATGGTTAACGCGTCACCGCCGGTGGCGGGTGTTTCGTCATTCAGTTTCGGTGATTTAGGTGAATAATATTTTGGTAATGATTCCAGATTCATTGCGGTCTCCACTCCGTCTACGCCAGCGCACCAATAGCAAGCGCCCGGTCTAATGTCTTCAGCAGCAGCTCCGGCTGCGTGCCGTATTTGGCTTCAAAATCCCCTACATCCGCATGAAGTTCATCGTGGTGCGTTCTGCACAAAGGCAACACGAAAAGGTCATGGGCTTTGGTCCCCATTCCACCCTGGCCGTATCCGATCAGGTGGTGGGGATCGTCTGCTGTTTTGCCGCAGCACGCGCACGGCTGCGACTTCACCCAGCGGGTGTACTTCTCGTTCTGCCAGCGGCGGCGCTTCGGTCGTAACATGAAAGACTCCGGCGCCTCCGGATCCACCTTAAGCGCCAGCACCTGCTTTACTGCTTCTTCCACCATGCTGGTGGCCGGTACTGATGGCATGATGTCCGATTCACGGGTTACCGACTGGATAACCTGCGGCGGCATGCGCATCGCCTGGCGAGCAACTGACTCGGGGATCACGTGCGCCAGCTTGTTGAATGTCAGCCACCAGCACAGCTCCGGCAGGGTTACCGCGTGGGAATCATCGAACCCCAGCCCGCGCCGAACCACCGACAATACCCAGGCTACCAGGTTTGCCCGCGCAATGCCCGCCAGTTCGGCGGTGAAATGGTCCCGCACTTTGTTGTCGCAGGACCAACACAGCCGCAGAGCGCCGGGCTCATGCCGCATAGTCACCAGTTCGTGGTGGTGATAGTTGGCGTGGGGGTACTGGCATCCGTCATCACACAGCAGCCAGGTTTCCAGGCTCGCCAGTCCACCAGCACGCAGTATTACTTCGGGGTGTTCGAATACAGGCACCATAACCGGATCTTCAGCCAGTGGCTGGTGCGCCGCTGGTATTTCACCTGTCGGCAGGTCGGCCAGTCGATCCGGTTCGTTCTCCAGCAGGATGCGACCGCGGCAGAAATGCGGCAGCAGTTCTGGACCGGGCCGGAAAGCCACCAGCCCGAACTCTTTAACGATCACAGGAGTTAACAGTGCTCTCACGCTGCATTCCCTTTCGCCATATGTTCCGCCCACAATCCGCCGATCCACTTAACCCCCTTCGCAGTAAAGCGCGCCTGGCTGAATGCATGGTTGGAAGTGGTCGACGTCCCGGTTTTCACTTCAAATCTCCCGGCTGCGATATGCTGGTGACGCGGGGTAAGCGCCCCGCCCAGGCGATACATGATGTCGTTATCAATCAGGAACAGGCGGAACTCAGGCTCTTTGGCTTTAAGCAGCTTCGCCACCTGGCGGAACGAAAGCGAGCCGCTGGCGGTACAGTACCGATCCACAAATTCCACTTTCGGCGCGGCAGCGGCTAGTTCAAGCTTCAGTTGCTCTTTTTGCTCAGCGAGATCGGCAGCAAGGCGCAATGCTTCCGGCAACGACTGGGGAACGCTAACCTGTTGCCCGTTCTCCAGTTCAAGCCAGCGGTCAATAATGCGCTTACGCAGCACCACGTTGTATCCAGATACCAGGGTCAGGCATAAATCTTTAGGCAAATGGAAACACGGATAGCTTCTTCCGTACTCGTCCCGGTAATCTCCCCAAATCTGGGGAGATTGAATATTGAGCTGTTCCAGCATTACTTTTATGTCACGACAAACGTGGTCATGCCGCTTATCGCACAGTCCGGCAATTTCGAGACTACTCATCGCAGGAAAGCCTGGATCGTTTTTAACGTTGGTTAACTGATTCATACTGTTCTCCACTATTAATGATTAATTACGGGACTGCACTCCCGTTTCGTCTGCATAATTTGATGCTACTGCGGATTTGTATTACGTTGTCGTAACTCTGTATATGCATACACTACTTTAACTGACTGATCGTGATTTCTACTTTGCCCTTCGGTACCACCGGCCCCCACTCCACCAGCATGCGTTTTACCTGGCTGTCGTCCTCCCAGACGCCCGCATGTGTTAGCGCGTCAAACAGCGCTTTGTTGTAGTTATCCAGATCACGGCGGCGCTGATCCGGAGGGAAAAGGATTATTGCGACCGCCGCGGGTGTGGTTGACGGTTTCGGCAGACGACGCAATTGCTCGATGATGGCAGCACAAGCGTCACTCTGATATTTACGCCCGGCAGCGCTGATAAGGTGGCGACCAGCCAGCGGCCCCCTGTTCGGGGCACGCCAGTAAGTGTTTACGCTCGGCGGAAATGGCAGGGTCAGCTTCATAGCTCAACCCCTCGCATTTCGAGAAAGGCGACGGCATTTTCCCTGGCATGCTCATCTCCATTAAGCAGCGAACGAACCAGATTAACCGCCTCATCCTCTGCACTCTGACTGTTAATCGAGATACCCCGGGATACTCCCGGATGAATGGTGATGGCACCCTTACGCTGCAGCGCACGAAGGTGATCATTAGCCGCATTCGGCGAACGGCAGCCCATCAGGCCAGCCAGCTCATAAATGGTTGGCGGGAATCCATGATCAGCGATGTAATCGATAATCAGATCTAATACTTCCTGTTGCCGCACTGTCAGTTTCAGCATGCTGATGCCTCCGCTTTTCGCGCTTCCATCAGTAGCCGGAAGCGAATCCGCAGGGAGCGAATATTGTGCCAGTGATGGCTGGGAATGGATTCCAGGGTCTCCGTAATATCTGCTGCGGTAAGGCCGTATTCGGCAATAACCTCTGATGCCAGTATCAACAGCCGGTCCTGCATGTCATTACGGATGCCGTCATGTTCAAAGCTCTGCTGATCCAGCCAGGTAATAACCTGCTGCTGATCGGCATTCTCATTAATCAGAGCCATCGCTTTGCCGATCGTTTCCGTCGGAACGATGATAAATTCAGGATTTGCTACTGAATCAGCTGCCCAGGTATGCGCGAAGCGGGATTCGGAGAATGTGTATTCTTCTTTGTCGCCGAACGCGGCACATGCACACGCCCAGAAGTTAAATCCGCTTTTCTCAATAATGTCTTTTTTGGTCAGCGGGATTTCCGGTTCTGTGGCTGGTTGGAGGTTATCTTCGACAGGCCCGACGGCTTCCGGAATAATTTCAGGAATATTTTGCGGTTCTTTTTGTGGCGCTAACAGCCCGGCGAGCCGCTCAGCTTCACGGCGGATCTGCGCCAGGAATGCATCGCCGCGCGCTTCCAGCTCTTTACGGCTGACATAACTCATCGCCGGGCCGCGCCAGTTCTTGTCGAATACAGCAACCGCACCAGCAAAGAACGCGCCGGACGGTACCTGCTTTTCATCCTTCGGTACAAACCAGGTCGGCAAATCGAAACCGATACGCCCGCGGATAAACGCGATATGATCGGCATCCTCCGGCCACCACACCTCACTGGTAGCGGCTTTGATCAGGAAAACATAGCGGCCCCCCTTTTCGCGCATCGCGCTTGCGTGTTGCATGATGTAACGCATACCAGTGATGTACTGCTCTTCATGCTGGCTGGCGCGGCTGTAAGGCGGATTGCCGAACGCGGCGCCGTTGAGTTCTTCCAGGCGGGCAGACCAGTCCTTTGTCAGTGCGTTATCCTCGGCGGTATAATAGGCCTCGCATTTGCTGTTCTCTCCGTCGCTGAACAGGTCCAGCACCAGCGGGCCAAACATCGAATTGATACCCCAGAAAATGTTTTCAGGTGTACGCCACTGATCGCCAACTTCCTTCAGTTCGTGCACCGGCTGGCTACGCAGTTCTGCAAGCTCACGGCAGTATTTATTTGGCATTATTCTTCCCCTACATAACGGCCAGCCAGATAACACTGCCCTTCCGGCGCCCTGTAATTTCCCGCATTGCGAAGACAGGCAGCACGGCGTGAGATATAACGGCTCCGATCCGTATAGCTGATCGCGATATCAAAGGCCTTGAGCCAGACCGATGCAGCCCGGAAATAAAGCCCCTTCGCTTCCAGCTGCTGAGCACAGTCCTCAAATTCAGCCAGTGTCAGCAGATCTTCCCTTGAAAGCGTTTCTGCCAGGGTTTGGTTAGACGGGTAATAAGTCAGCGTCGATTCCTGAAAATCCCGAAGTAACTTACCTTCATCATAAAAACGGCCAAGGCAGCGATTGATAGTGCTGGTGTTGGTTCCCGGCATGGCTTTGGCAATTTCGCGATAATTGCAGCCAGGGTTTTCGATGACATACTGCAAAACTTTCGATGCGATGCTCATCCGCGAAACCCCTCCGGAATGGTGTACGCCACGTCCTGGTGACTCGAACGGAACACCGCTGAATCAGGAAGTTTGCTGCGCTGGCCCCATGTATCGCGTGCCGGACGTCCGGCGGAATCCCACTTACTCGCCGACTGCAGATAGCCCGGGAACTTGCTCGGCAGGAAGAGCGTTGACGGGCGGAGGTACTCTGCCATTTTCAGGTCAGAGCCCCACTTCTCGACGCTGTAATCCACGACAAGTAACAGTTCCTCAGGTGTAAACCCATCCGCCAGGCGGGCACGGATGTTTTCCAGAGATGATTTGCAGACCTGGTACCGGGATCCGGTGGTCTTGTTCAGGTGAGATAAAACCTGTTTTGCCTGGTCAGTGATTACCACTGCAGGGTCGGGTTGCTCAGCAACCTGACAGGAAAGTTTTTTATCTGATGGATCATGTTTTGATTTTACTGACGGATCCCCGCCAGATTCTGACGGGTCAAAAGCACCTTTTTTGCTGGATTCTGATACCTCAAATTTTGACGGGTCAGATTTTGATGCGTCAGATTTTGACGTGTCAGAATCTGACAGGTGAGACAATGCGGCCGCCTGAAGCTTTGCCACATTAAGCTGGTAAATATTGGAGGCGTTGCGGTTGCCCTGGCGGCGCTGAGTACGTGAAAGCCAGCCGTCTTTCTCCAGTTTGGCGATCGCCGTACGGACAGTGCTTGGCCCGGCCCCGAGCTGGCGCGCAATGGTTTCTATCGAAGGCCAGCAAACGCCTTCGTCGCTGCTGAAATCAGCCAGGCGAGCCATGATGGCCACACTGGATAACTTCATGCCCGACGCCGCGCAGCCGTCCCACACGTAGCTGCTTAATTTAGTGCTCATGATCGACTATTTTCCTGAACTTGCGCTGGAATTGCTCGAGCGGACTGAAGCACTCTCCATGCTCGTAACCTTCCCGCAGATAGATAACGCGGCGGGTTTCAGGCTCCCAGCGGATAACTTTGACGGGCACGCCGTAATGGTCCCGGAACCATCGGTTAAGCTCTCGCATAAGGCTTTTGCCCTCCGGTAGTAGACCCCCACGATTGCGACTGCCCGACTGTGGTTACACGGAACCCAGCGGTTTGATAACCTACGCTCATACCGAAATAACGGAACGCCCGGCACCGGGATCATCCGCAGTTGCGGTAAGCGGCGATAAGCCGTTAAACTGTTCATGCGTTAGTTCTCCACTGATTACGACACGCCACGGCGCCCGGAGCTGCACACTCGCGGGCGTCACTCTTTTCTGGCGTACAGAAAACGCGATACAGCAGCGTTAAATGCTCCTGCCACTTCGTCATGACCTGATAGCTGTTCTCTTCGATCTGTTCCCGTTCTGCCTGGTCAATCACCCCATCCTCAGTCGCTTTACGGATGAACTGAGAGTGACGGCCAATCCACTCGATGGACTCCATCAGGCGATCGTTAATGTCGGAGTTATCAACCTGCTCTATTTCCACCAGCGGTACGTTCACGCTGTTCGAATGACG